ACGAGAATTTGAGGCAAAACAAGGCAAAAAGAGTAAAATTTTCTTAAAATTCCTTGATATATTCTTTACACATCCTGAATTAACTTATAGAGATATTGCTAAAAGGTTAGGTTGTAGTTATGAGATGGTAAGGAAATTAAAAGAAAGCGTTTTGAGGATGATAAAAGAAAAAGCGGAGCAAGGTAATTAAATTTTTACCTAACTCCGCATAATATTAAATGTTATGAGTTAAGATAGTCAAGAATTGCCTCTCCTAAAATTAAGTATCTTCTCCCGACTTTCTTTGCCTTTATTCTTCCTTCTCGTATAAATTGCTTTACTGTTTGAGGATTAAGAGAAAGAAGTTCAGCGACTTCTGGGACGGTATAAAGTTTAAATTCTTTTATTTCTCTCATTTTCTCCCCCTTTTATTCTCCATTAACTCATAAGTATTTTTAAAGCCAATTAACCACTTCAACTCCTTTTCTGAAATTATCCCATAAATTCCTTTGTTATCCATTTTCTTTATTCTCATATCATTGTAAATAATGACTGGGTCTTTTATAAATTTTTCTCTTTCCTCTTTTCCAGCATTAAAGCCGATTAAGTATGAAGCAATTAACCCGAGAATTATCCCTGTTCCCGCCAGTATTTCTTTTGTTATTTTTTCCATTTTAACCTCCTTTAATTCAATTCAAAAAACTCAAAATATTTATTTAACTTTTTCTGCTCTATCTTCCACTCTACCCATCTTATTAAAAACCTTGCTAACCTTAACATTTTTTCTCTCCTCCTTTCTTCCAGATAGAGCGAGAAGGACTTTTTCCTTCTCTACAACTCTGTCTTTTAATTTTCAATTTTCTACTTATATTATACCTTGCTTTTACTTATATGTCAACACTATCTATTAAAAAATATTTTTATAAAAGTTGACAAAAACAGCATTTCTTTCGTATGTATATGTAGAGAGATGAGAAAAAAAGATTATCGTGATGAGTTGTATTTAAAGTTCTGTAATAATGAGAAGATAAATATAAATTCTTTAAGAGCAATATATTTTGTCCCACTTTGGAAAATTCTACCCGGCTATCATAATCCAGAAGAAATTGACAGAGAAATTGAACACGACTTCTATTACCCAAAAAGGACAAAAAATGACTTTAAATAATAATATTAAAACCCAGAATAAAGAGTTTAAAGACAATAATAATATTAAGAGTAATAAGAGTATTAAAATAGATAAACAAGATTTATTTATTAAGTATTTCTTAGACTTTAATAATAAAGATACTTTCTTAAATGCTTATAAGAGTGCTATTAAAGCAGGTTATAAAGAAAATACCGCTAAAGATATTATATATAAAGCATTAAAACAAAAAGAATTCTGGAAAATTCGGGAAGCAATTGAGAATTTTAAAGATAAGTTTAAACAAAGTAATATCACTCCTGAATTTGTCCTTAATAAACTTTTAGAAGTCCTTGAACTCTTTAAGAACCCAGAAGAGATGAAGAAACACTATGCCAGGACTTCTGATATAGTGAAAGTTTTAGAACTCCTTGGTAAATACTTAGCAATGTTTACAGAGAAGATAAAGGTAGAAGATGAACCAGTATTGATAGTCAGAGATACAAAGAAAGAGAGTAAAAATGAAAAATAAGACACTTTTTAACTTAAAGATATATAATTTATCATTTAAACCATTTTTTTGTCTAATTTTTGATGTTAGACCCCCTAAAACACCATTTTTATTTAATAGTTATCTCCAGAAAAAAATATTCTTTTATAAAAATAGCCATACAGGTATAAAGAGAGAGTTTTTAAAGAAAGAATTTAAATCAAAAAATAAGAGAGTTTTTTTACAAAGAATATATAAATCTATACTTAAAGTATTTTCTTGCTTAATTTTTAATGTTAGAGAGGTTAAAAGGGTATTTTCTTTTAAAACTTATCCTGATATTATTTTACCAAAATGCCATACCCTTAACTTAAAATCTTTTAGTCAAGAGTTAAAAAGAACTTTACCCGCCTGTATTTTTATTTATTTATTATTATTTTTATTTAATATTATATTTTTATTTATTTACTCTATGACCCGACTATTTATTTATTTATTTCTTAAAGACAGAGTTTACTTAAAAAGAGTAAAAGAGAAAATATTAAAAGAGAAAAACAGAAAAAAGAGAAATGCCGATGTCCCCCAAGCCCCCGCCTTCTCAAAATGGCAAACTTATATTTTCACACACAGAATTTTTATTTTTGAAACTATATATACTCTTAAAGACAGAATTTATATTTTTAAAGAACTCTTTACTCTTAATACTCTTTTTAATACTCTTTTAAAGACAGGATATAAAAGGGAAAAAGAAAAAGAATATATAAGAAAAAGAAAAAGGGAAATGTCCCACTGGGGGTGGGGTAAAAATATTAGATTTTTCTGTTATTTTTTGAGGTTTATAAGTGGGGGCATAGCTCTAATGGGAGAGCATCCGTCTTGCAAGCGGAGGGTTCTCGGTTCGAGTCCGAGTGTCTCCACTATTTTAATGGGATAAAAATGGATATTAAAAAGAGGGGTGTAATTAAAGAAGTTGAGAAAGTTTGGGGTAAAGAATACTGGATAGTTAATAATGACAGATATTGTGGGAAGGAATTACATTTAAAAGAGGGGTATCAGAGTAGTTTACACTATCATAAAGATAAAGATGAGACATTTTATATTATTAAAGGCAGTATGTTTTTAGAAGTGGAAAATAATAGCACTTGGGAGTTAATTTTGTTAGGTAAGGGGGATATAATAGATATTCCAAAAGGAGTTAAGCACAGGTTTTCCACATTTGATGATGATTGTATATTTATAGAGTTTTCATCTCATCACGATGATAATGATACTTATAGAGAAGAATTATCTGGGAAAATAAGAGATGTTCCAACAATTTCAGAAGAAGATTTTAAAGATATTAAAAGGAGTATAGGGTAATGGAGTGGAAATTAACACCAAAGCAAGATGAGTTTGTATTTTTTAAAGAGAACGAAGAACAGGGGCAATGGTTTCTTGCGTGGATGGGTGGTGTTGGTAAAGGAGCAACGACTGCTGGTTGTATAAAATCAGTCCTTTTGAGTGAAAAATATGCTGGTAATGTTGGATTGATAGGGAGAAAAACTTTTCCTGCTTTAAGAGATACTACTATGAAAACATTTAAGCGTATTTTCCCATTTAATAAAAAAGGATGGCGGTGGAAAGAAAGTGAAATGCGTCTTATTTTACCTAATAAGAGTGAAATTTTATTTAGACATCTTGATAATCCAAGTTTGGGTAGTTTAGAAATTGGATGGTTTTATATAGACCAAGCAGAAGAAATTACTGAAGATGTATTTTTTACTCTTTATAGAAGATTAAGATTAAATTATATTCCACATAGAGTAGGATTTATAACAGGAAATCCTACTGGGCACGACTGGATTTATCATAGATTTAAAGAAAATCCTATGGAAAACTTCCATCTTATAGAAAGCACAACCCTTGATAATGAACTTAATTTACCAAAAGAATATATTAACAGTTTGTTAGCAATGCCTGAAAAGTGGAAAAGAAGATATGTTTATGGGTCTTGGGAAGAATATGCTGGTAAAATATTCCCATTTAAAGAAGATACTCATATATTACCCGTCTTTGATATACCAAGACATTTCCCCAAAATCGGTATTATAGATACTGCTATTTCTGGAACTACTGCTTGTTTATTAAAAGCAGTATCCCCACAGGGAGACCATATATATTTTGCTGAATATGTTAGAGAAGGGGGGACCGTTGAAGAACACGCTATGGCTATTAAACAAATAGCATCAGCATATGAACCTATATTATATTATTTAATTGACCCATCTCCGGGGAGAGTTATTTTAACTAATGGACAGGCACAATCTTTAAGGAGTGAATATGCTAAAAATGGTATTTATACAAGATTAGCCGATAAAGCATTTGAAGCAGGAATAAATAAAGTTAATACTTTAATGACTGTTGATTTAACTCATAAAAATCCCATTACAGGTAAACTTGGTTCACCTTATTTATATATTACTGAAAATTGCGTTAAAACAAGAGAAGCATTTTTAAATTATATGTGGAAAGATATTAAGCCCGGGGAGAAAGAGCAACCAGTGAAAAATGAAGCGTGTCATTTAATGGATTGTATAAGATATGGTGCAATGGATGGGAAAACATTTAAAACACATAATTTTAAAACTGAAAAGAAACCAAACCCTTATGCATTTACAGGAGTTTAATTATGAAAAATGAAGAAATTGTAAAGTATATCGTTGCTTGTAAACAGGAAAGTGAAGACGCAAGAACTACAAGACAGGAAGTATGGGATAAATGTTGGAATGCTTTTAATTGTTATCAGGATTATTCTAAAAAAGAAGATTGGCAAAGTAAAATATTTATACCGAAAGCAAATACTTTTGTTGAACAAGCAACATCAGCAGTTAAAAAAGCACTTGTTTATAGTCCTGATATGCAGTTCTTTAATATTGAAGGTGTAGATGAAAAAGATAAAAAATATGCTCCATTAGTTCAAAAACTCATAAAATTCTGGTTTAAAAGAATAGATTTTGTCTCTACTTTTACTAACGCTACAAGAGTAGCGTTTATTACTGGATATTCTCCTGTTAAATTATTCTGGAAAAAAGAACCTGTTTATAAAATTGAGAAAAATTTAGATGAGAAAGGAAATATAACTTTATCTCCTGAAAAAACTTATGATAGTAAATTATGTATAGTTCCTATTGACCCTTATAATATGTTCCCTGACCCTTATACAGATGGTATAAATAAACCAAAATATAGGATTGAAAGAAGTTGGGTAGATTTAGCAGATATTAAAAGATTAGCAGAAGAAGGTATTTATAAAAATGTTAATGACCTTCTTAATGATTATGCTCCTGATGAGTATAAAAAAACTCTTGAACGACTTGGAATTGATACTGATAATGCCTCCGAATATAGAAAAAAAGTTTTAATATATGAATTTTGGGGAGATATTTACGATAAAGATGGAGATTTACAATATGAAAATTGTCTTGCTGTTGTTGCTAATGAAAAATATTTACTTCGTGGTCCAATAGATAATCCTTTCTGGCATAAACGCGCACCTTATATTGATGTTATTCCAAGACCCTATCCTTTTAGAGTTTATGGACAGGGATTGATTGAGTTTATTTTAAATTTACAATTTGCTATAAATAATTTCGCTAATATGATAATGGATGATTTGAATATAGCAATTATGAAAGCGTTTGAAGCAGACATTAACAGGATTGAAAACCCAGAAGATTTAAGAAGTATAGCACCGGGGGATATTATTAAAACTCAAAGTGGAACTACACCTGCTATAAGACCTATATTTACAGGAGATACTTCTGGAATACAGATTGCTTTAAATGCTTTATATTTACTTGATAGAGAAGCACAAAATAATACTGGTGTGACGGAAAATTTAATTGGAGCACCAACATCAAAAGGAAGACCTACTGCAAAAGAAATTTCTATAAAAACAGCACAAGCACTTGGTATTTTTGATAGTATGGCAAGAGAACTTGAAGAAAAAGCGTTATCTAAAATGGTTGAAATGAGTTATTTCCTTATATTGCAGTTTATGGACGATTTTTCTTCTCCTACTATACAAAATATCCTTGGTGATGAAGGACTTTTTCTTGTTAATATGGACACTGACCAGAGAAAAGCAGAAATAATGGGTAATTATAATTTTCAAGCAAGTGGTATATCAATTATGTTTGATAGGCAGGAAATGGCAGAAAAACTACTTACTTTACTTGGTATTATTGGAAAAGACCAGCAGTTAGCAATGCAAACAGATAGAAGAAAAGTCCTTGAAAAACTTATACATAACTTAAATTTAGGTAGATTAGAAGATTATTTAACTCCACAAGGACAAAATATCCCAACACCTATAAGGAGACAAAATGCCGTTTAGAAGTAAGGCACAATTAAGAAAGTTTGCTATTCTGGTTAGGCAAGGCAAGATGAGTAAAAAAGAATTTAAAAAATGGATTAAAGAAACACCAGATATTAAAAGTTTACCTGAAAGGAAAAATAAAAAGAAGAAGAAAAAGAGTAAGAGGAGAAAGAAAAATGAAAAGAAGAAAGAAAAAAAGAGGAAAAGGTAAAATCTCAAAATCTACTGCTTTGGTTGAAAAACATAAAAAAGTTATGAAAAAAACAAAAGCAGGTTCAGGTAAAAGGTTTAAAGCATTGACAGAAGAATTATCAGAAAGAAAAGGTGTTTATAATCCTAAAGCACTTGCGGCTTATATCGGGTTCAGAAAGTATGGAAAGAAGAAAATGCTTGAAATGGCTCAAGCAGGGAAAAAAAGAAAAAGGAGAAAGAAATAATGTTTGGTAGATTAAATAAAGACGCTTTAAGAAAAAGAATTGAGAGAGCAAATATAGTTAAACAGACGATTGATACTAAAGGATGGAAAGAAGTTATTAAACCTATGCTTATAAAATTAAGAGAAACAGAACATCAATTAGCAGAAAATTCTGATAATGAGAAAGAAATAATTAAACATTGTTTCAATGCGGCTTCTATCACCAGATTATTAAAATTTATAGAAAATACTCTGGTAGATGGTAAGCAAGCATTGGAACAATATAAGAAGTTGTAAAACTCGGTTCATCCCACGATACGGGATGTAATAAAAGGAGGGTAAAATGGAAGACGAAAAACTTAATCAGGGACAGGGAAATCCCGCAGATGTCTCGTCAACGTCTGAAACAGAAAGTCAGGAAACAGAAGACGCTCTTTTAGCAGAAGGTGCAAAAGAAGAAGGTGGGGATATTCAAAATGATGAGGAATTTACTCAACAGGGAGAAGGTGGTGAAGTTGAAGAAAAAAAAGTTAAAGCCGTGCCTTATGACAGATTTAAAGAAGTTATTGAGGAGAAAAATCGGCTTAAACAGGAAGCAGAAGAAGCAAGAAGATTATTACTTCAGCAACAGCAACAGAGATTACAACAGCAACCAGAAGAAGATAAACCACCTGAATTGTCTGAATATCCTACAGCAGAAGAAATTAAAAGGTATGAAGATTGGAGAGAAAGGCAACTTATTAAGAAATATCAACAAGATTTAATTGCGAGAGAAACAGCGAGAGAACAGATTGAAAGATTTAAACAGGAAAATCCTGACCTTGCTAAACATATTAAACTTGTTGGTGTTTTCTTAAATGAAGTTACTGTTGAGCGTCCTGACCTTCTACCTTCCCAGAGAATTGAAGAGGCAAAAAAAAGAGCAAGAGAATATATTGCCTCTATTAAAAGTGAAGCAAAAAGCGAAGTTAAAAAAGAACTGACAAAGACAAGTAATGCAACTGTGGTTTCAGGAAGTAGTAATGTTTCAACACCAAAGAAAGAGGAAGATAAACCTCTTACAAGAGAAGAATATATGAAACTTCGTGGAATAGAGGAGTAAATTGTAGTAAAAGGAGGATAAAATGGCACAACAGGTATATGTTACAAGTTCACTCGGTGGATATTTATCTGTCCCTAAATTGTCTAAAGAACTTCTTTATCAGGCACACCCAATTTACAAGTTTAGGCAATTTGTTTCAGTTAAAGAAGCGTGGGGAAAGAATGCTGGACAAGTTGAGTATTTTGATAAAGTAAAATGGATTTCTACAGATAGTAGAGGTGGAGTATTAACTGAAACATCAACAGTTCCAAGAACAAATATTCAGTTTACACAAGGAACAGTTACCATATATGAATATGGTAATGCGATTGGATATACAAGGTTTCTTGCTAATGTTGGACAGATAAAAGTTACTCCTGCAATTAAAAAAGCGTTAAGGAAAGATATGGCAGATGTTCTTGATAGAGCAGCCGCAACACAATTT